ACTCGAACCCGCTACCTACTGCTTGCAAAGCAGCCGCTCTCCCTGGTGAGCTACACCCCCAATTTGGTGCGGACGGTGAGACTCGAACTCACACACCTCTCGGCGCCAGCTTCTAAGACTGGTACGGCTACCAATTACGTCACGTCCGCATTAACTTTCTTTTGTCGCCCACCTTTATGGTTAGCGGCAATTTTTCTCTTATGTTCTTCTGATTTAGGTTTACCTTTGTTTGCTTTACCACCTGCAAAGCACGTCTACCAATTCCACCATCGGGGCAATTAACTAACTAACGCAAATTATATTATCACTTTCACTAAATGTCAAACGTTTTGGTGGAGACGGCTGGAGTCGAACCAGCAGTGCCAGGGGCGGCGGATTTACAGTCCACTGGGGTTACCAATTTTCCTACATCTCCAATTTTTTGGTCCGGCGTGCAAGAATCGAACTCACATTCACGGTGTAGAAGACCGCTGTATTATCCATTATACTAACGCCGGGTAAAAACGTAGTATATCACAGCCTGAGTTTTATGTCAAGCTATGATATAGATTAAGACAGCAATATCCTACTATGCTTTGGAACACCTGCAAGTAAGTAATCCATTTGATCCGCCATGATAGTACGATTTTGTAAAATCATGTTTTCATAGTGATTCGGCACATAAGGAACGTACAACAATTCAAGACCACATTCTTTTAACAGTTTGTGACCCTTCTTTGCGTTACAATCTTTACAGGCGGTAACTACATTCATCCAACTGTTTTCACCACCCTTGCTCTTTGGAACAATGTGGTCACGACTTAGGTTGTTATAGTTAGGGAAAAGTCCACCACAGTAAGCACATACATAACGGTCACGACCGAATAATGTACGGTTACTTAGTGCAACATGTGCATGTTTGTGTGGATTGAAACCATGACCCTTAACAGCAATGATGCTGGTAGTTTCTAGGTAACTCATTTCACCGTCTTTTTGAACACCACCGCGATATCTAGCCACAACTTCCCCTAGTGCCCATGCAATAGAATTCTTTGCATGATAGGTGATTGCGTCATCGAATGATATCCATTGTCGGGGAACACCCGAGATATCTAGTGCTAAAACAGCCATGTTGTACTCCCTTGATACTATTTATAGACAAATCTATTACAGATTAGTTACTGCTATTCTAAAACACATTCACCCGAATGGACATATCCTGCAAGAGTTCCGCCTACTGTCGGAAATGTGTTTTAGAATAGCATCTTTCGATGCTATGACGGGGTTGATACCCCGACCAGTAGTCTTACTTTTCACGTTGTCTCCATGAATTTCATGTATACTGTCCGCCCATTCGTAGCATTTTTAAAGTGATGCATTCCGGCTCTCGTTGCCTATCTACACTTTTAAGTTAGTAATTTCTTACTAACTTCGGACTGATGTTTCAGCCTTTCTAACTTTTCAGTAATCAATTTCTTGAGTTCTTCTTGGGTTAGATACTGTTTCACACCTTCATCCGTTTTGTTACTATGCCTGTATTCTATACGACTATCCATTTCTTGTCAAATCCTTTCTGTTGTTTTTACACTACATAAAGCAAAACCCCTGAGACTTTTAAGTTTCCCAGGGGTTAAAATAATTTGTTATGATGCTAACTTGTTATTCCGTTCCCCGGGACCTTTGTTCATTACTATCAAAAGAGCCACGAATACTTGTTGGATACGCTGGTGTTACTGAGGCTAAGGATACTCTTGTCCATAGTCCCATATGTTTCAGCGTGTTACAAGTTTTATTCATCATGTCTTTATTTAGTCCTGGTTTCAATTATTATACTTTATTTTGTGTTTTTTGTCAAATTATTTCGTAATCTTCTTTGCCCACTCCGCATTCAGGGCAAGTGTGTGTTTCTGGGAGGTCTTCCCATACACCTTCTGTTTCTTCATCGTGAACATGTCCACAAACAATACATACGTGTTCCATTATATTCTCCCTATTAGATTACCGGAAAGGTAATTGAATTTAGTTTGTCTTGATAAGCTGACGCATGACGTTCTTCAACTCGCTTTAATGCCGCAAATCGTTTTTCTGCTTTAGCCAATAAAGTTTTAAACTGGTCGGCATGTGCAGAACTTTCAATAATCTGTGTTCTAAACTCATTCAATGCAATCTGGTTATTTTCTGCTCTAGCATCTTCTTCAAATCCTGGATACATTGTAGTGAACTCATACGTTTCACCCTCAATAGCTTTCTCCAAGCATTTCTTTGTAGTTAGATTACCCATTAGCAATTCTAAATGTCCCCAAGCGTGTAAGATTTCCTGATCCGCGGTATGTTCAAAATGCTTTGCAATTTCTTCATGACCTTCTTCACGGGCAATCTTGGCGAAATAACGATACTTGATATGAGCCATAGACTCACCAGCAAGTGCGCTTTCTAAATTCTTTAATGTGTTTGATACTTTATCAAATGGCATGTGTGTCTCCTGATTAAAGATAGTATATATCATTTCTGTTCAGTAAGCAAATATTTCGGAACAATTGCACAAAATTAAATACTTCATGGAAATAAACAAAGACGCATTCAGCAGTGGACAAGTGGGTAGCAAAATTTGGCTATGTGAACAACTTGAAAAATTAGGTTGGACCAGCAATCTAACATACATATACGGAGGATGGTATGGTATACTTGGTTTTCTATTGCTGAGTAGGGGTAACTTTAACGTAAATCAGATTCAAAGTTTTGATGCTGATCCGTCTTGTGAACCCATAGCAGATATGATTAATGAAAATTATGTCTGGAGTGACTGGAGATTCAAAGCATACACACTAGATTGTAATGAAAATATTAGGGGGAATCCTGACCTTATCATTAATACCAGCACCGAGCATTTTGAAAGTATGAATTGGTATGACAATATTCCCCAAGGAACTCATGTAATCTTTCAAGGTAACAACATGAACCATGATGACCATACATCAAATATCAATAGTTTGGATGAGTTTGTTAGCCAATATGATTTGACTAGTGTTGATTTTACCGGGGAACTAGAGTTTGTATACCCTGATTGGCATTTCACTCGCTATATGATTATTGGAACTAAGTAAGTTTACGCTTCCAATCTGTCAACACATTATCATCTCCGATGTACATGATGTATTGCCAGCAATCATCGTCATTTTCATTGTTACAAGTTAGGTACTTGTACTCATCGTACTTAAAATCTAAATTATATTTTTCAAAACTTCTTGCACCAAAGCGTTGCCAATTATTAGTTTGTCTACTTATAAACAATAATGAATGGTCTATGTTTTGCTTCATATAATCTACATGACTTATAACCATTTCAGCAAATGCAGGACTAGGACCTAATACTGATGCTTGTGTTAGTCTATGTTCTTTGACTTTCCATGTTCGGTTACAGATGCGGTATGCTTTATCAGGCCAACAATCTCTGTGTAGTATGCTTGAGACCATGACCGGTTCCTCATTCTCAAAAGTAATGCTTAGTACCGAAACTTCAGCAAAAGCTTCCCGTGAGTAGTTATTATGTAAGCGATGGCTTTCATCGTTGTAGTGCTTTTGTCTTAGGATTTCAAATAAATCGTCTAATTCAGAGTCAGTTCCGAGTATCCAAAATTTAGTGTACATAAATAATTAGCTAGGTATAGATATTTAGTAAATACATCAAACACGGAATTAATTATGTTTATAGCACACAAAAATGACGTTGATTCTGGTGAGGCAAAACCATTAGAACAGTCTGATAACAAGAAATTTATACTGAATGATAACGGGCAATATAGAATTGGTAACAATGTCTGCCCACATCAATCTAGTAGAATCATCTGCAAAAAGCAAACTGAATTGCGTTGTCAATACCATGGTTGGTCATGGGATCATCAGGGTAAATGTTTAGATAGCGGTTCGGCTGCACAACAGAATAACTCTACGCTACAACTTGAAGATATTGTTATTGACAATAATGGGTTGTTATTTGACCAACAACTTGATTTCTCTACACTACCTGAAGTGTCATTTAAAAATCTAATATTGTCAACTCACCGTGTTGATACAGTCAATGCTGATCCAAGAATCGTAATGGATATATTTTTAGATGTAGATCATATTCCACATGTACATGAAGGCGTATACAATCTATTAGGTATAGACGGTCCTGCTAATGTAGCATGGGACTACTTTGATTGGGGCAACATTCAAAAAGTTAGTGACAATGAAGGTAAGTTAATTGCTACTTGGATTGCAGTTTATCCATATACAATGATTGAATGGCAAGCTGGTTCTGTATTCATAACCGAATGCTTCAGTGAAAACAAAATAGCAGTTTGGAAATACTACAACAGAGATACAACTTTTAAATCATATGAAAAAAATAATGTGATGTGGGAGACTGCTTGGAGTCAAGATAAAAATCAAGCAACACAAATGACTAAGTTTCCTAACACAGCCTTCTTAGAAGAAGCAAAAAAACATTATAGATATTGGTTACAACAAAGAAAATGAACTTTTTACACAACAATTATATGCGTAGCTCAGGATCAGGAGATACGTGGCAAGTAGAGATTGATCCAGCAAGTAGACCAGTTAAAACATATTTTGAAGAGGCTTGTATAGCCGCCGAAATGATATGGGCGCAAAAACAAGGTCAACTTTATGTTACATACAGTGGTGGGTTAGACAGTGAGTTTGTACTCAGTGTATTCTTACACATGGGTATGGACATTCAACCCGTAATTATGAATCTCAATACAGATGATGGTATCAGTTACAATACGCACGAATCAAAGTATGCGTATGAATTTTGTAAAAGTAAAAACATTGAACCAATCGTATTTGATTTAAACTTTGATGAATTTGTTACATCAGGCAAAATGATGGAGATAGCAAAAAACATCAAATGCTCTGCTATAGGTTTACCTGCAAGTATGTGGTTAGCTAGTCAATTAGATGGGACAGTTATGACTGGCAACGATCCTCCTCATTTAAAACTACACAACAAAGACAATAAATGGTACTTAGATGAAGAAGAATTGATACACACTCAATTTAGATATTGGAAAGATTACAATGTATTTGGTACTCCGTTCTTTCTTAGCTATACACCTGAGTTGATGCTATCATTCTTAGTTGATCCAACTATTGAGAAACTTGCTAATCACGGGTTCCCCGGTAAGTTAGGAACTAACAGTAGCAAAGTGCATGTGTTCAATAACGGGAATGATTTTAATTTAGTACAACGTACTAAACGCACTGGGTATGAAATGATATTTCGCAGTGAGATTTTTAGACATGAGGATTGTCAAACAATTACTAGTTGGCAACCTTTTTATTGGGGAACTAGTGACCATCAATACCATGATGCTGTACATAAACTAAGTAATGGTATGGCATCAATAGGCTCCAACCCAGGATACTATCCTAAATTTTAAACAACTTTTTTGTACATCAAATAAAATAAAGGATTAAGTCCTACCTTTGCGGCAGAACGTAGTCGCATTTCATTTTTGACATGAACCATACTAATGATTCTATTCAAGTTTCTATCTTTAGCTTCTACTTCAAGCCACTTGTGACACAAAGTATTGATTCCCATACTTCTGTATTCTTTTTCAGTCCAGCCCATTTTTAATGAGATTGCATTCCAATCGTCATCTATGCCAAAACACATTCCACCTAGTATTGTCCCATCAGTGTATTGAACCCATAGCATAAAATCTTCATTGTCAAAATCAAAATGCACTGGTGCTAATTTGCTATCTACTAAATCTGCATAAGCACGTAACAATGAACTGAACGCAGGGGAGAATGCCACTACGCCGGAATAAACTTGAATCTCTACACCGTTTTTATCTACTGTTGTTTCTAGTAATTTCATAATAAGAATTGTTCTCTATATTCTTGTTTTAATATTGCACTATCAATTTTAAGGTCAACAGGCCATTTCTTATAACTCATTAACCAATCTTGGTAACTGTATTTAGGTGTTGTGTTTGCTGGTATAATTGTTTCAGTATAGCAATTATAATATTCTAACTGTGGTACAAGTTTACGCCATTTTCTAAACATACTAGAATTATATGTAGGGAAATTTGCACGTACCAAACAAATACCTGAAGGTAATTTTCTTCGTAGTGATTCATCAAACAATTCTGATATTAGTTCATGTGACTTAGTTTCAATTAATGTTTTGAAACCTGTATTTACTGCACACATATACATGAAGCACCAACTTGGTGTTCCTGAAAATTCAATCATAGATGCAATACTTAACAATTTACCATTTTCAATATTACCCACAGTATAATATTGTTCATGCATTAAATTTTGTAAATAATATTTTTCTGGATTTACAATTTCATCATATGCAGGACCTAGTTTCCAGGAACCAGGAACTTCACGTTTTAATTCTAAGAACAACTCTAGGTGTTCAGGTTTTAATACTGTTATCATTAAATTTATCCTTTGAGAGTAGCCATCCAATATAGCCTTCAATATCTATTTCCCACCAACGTTCAGTAAGAATCAATTTACCTGGATGTGCGTGATGATTGTTGTGCCAACCAAATCCCATACCCAAATAGCCTAACCAAATATTGTTTGTGCTAAAATCATTTGTAGCATGATTTCTATATCCACTAGTATGGCACCAATAGTTAATTGCACCCATTCTAAAGAAGTCTACACAGTACGCTAAACAATACATAAACAATAAATCAATGTCAATTAGTGCTAGGATAATACAGAATGCATAGATGATTCTATAATGATGGTCATTGAAGAATTTGTAAAATTTATCACGCATACTTTCAACTAACAACCTACGCATGAACCTATCAGTTATAAAATTAAACTTATGGTCAACAATCAAGTAACCATAGAATACTTCAAACTTAGATTTATGTTTAGGACTATGAGGATCACTATCTTTGTCTGCACGTGCGTGATGTGTAAGATGTTGAATACGCCATTGCATAGCAGGTCCTATACCACCCAACGATGTGAGTACACCTAGTAAAATTCTTACTGGATAGTATGTTATAAATTGATTGTGTGCAAAGTAACGATGTCCTCCGACACCATTTCCAATAACACATATAAAAAACCAAAATATAAAAAACCAATAATTAAAATAAAATAAACCGATAAGGCCCAGAATATGAAATGGAAAAAATACTATCCAAAAATCATTTCTGAATTTCATCAGTTACTGTTCCAGATTTTTTCAAGTTCATATCTAGTTTTAATTAAAGGTTCATCATATGTATTGATAACTTTAAACCCATTAAATACCCAACCAATCTTAGGATACAAATTGTTTAGTGCATTCATAAATTTTGCCATTTCACGTGAAACAAGAAAATCATTATAATCACCTTCATTCGTAAATGGAAGGATTACGTATGCGTCTATATCATTAGGGTCGTCAGCTATTATTTCGGCACTAGGAATTTGTACACCTACACGTTCTAAAAGAGCCATATAAGATTGAATGTATTCAAATACTAAAGGATCAATAGTTTCACTAATGCCTAAAAGTTTTTCACTGTTCACAAAGTATGACAATGAATGTTGTGGTGTAAAAGTTGCTTTGCCTAATACGAATTTAATCATGTTATTTCCTTAATAATAACATATTTATGTTCGTTTGGGGTCCTTTTGATTTAATTGCTCAAACGCCCAAATACGTTCATTACAGCCGTTACAGTTCCAGCAATGGGTGTGTTCGTTATGGTCGCAACTATGTGTATATGTCAATAGATATTCTAATCCTAATCTATAATATAAATCAACCACATGAGACTTTTCTAAGTGTTGAAAGGGGAATTTAATATGGTCAGATTCAGTGACAACTGTCTTATCGTATCCAATAAGATGTTCATCGCGGTTAGCTATCACACCAACATACATTACTTCTATTCTTGCATACCTGTATGCATCTCTTATACCAGACTCTACTTGTTGTAGTTCGGGTAGTGTATTGTCACCCACAAATGTAGGGAAGTCATTTTCTCTGTTGAGTAAACGACCCACTTCTTCTACACTAGGTTTGGCGTGGTACACAGATCCCTCTTTGCGTTTAACGCAAAAGGATCGTGTATAGTAGTTTGTATTTTTAGTTAGAGAAAGTATAAGATAATAAAGGATTGTGCTGTCTATACCACCACTGACCATAACACCTATTCGGCTATAGTCAGTGGGAAGTTCAATATCTAATGTTCTGATATCGTGTTTTGGACCGCACTCAATCTTCATTTCTTAGTAAGCATGTCCCGAACTTTTTCTTCAAGCACTTTAGCCCAAAATGGTTGCGGGAAGTGCCATCCCACAAAAGCTCCGACTAAAACATAAAGTAATATGTCAAACATAATTTTCTCCTTTTAATTACTTATTTCTTTTTTTATATTCATAAAAAATATGATTGCCTATTTGGATTTTAGTCTTGTAATTAATATCCGGCTTCACACTTGTATTATGAAAAAATAGAATAGATGACGGTATAACATTTTTATGTTGATTTAATGCCAATACTTCATATGCTATCTGTTCTGATTCTTTGTACTTTGGGTCTTTGGTGTTGAGTTTAGTTTTACCCTCACAGACCCAAGAGAATTGACACGATGTTACTTTAGTGTCACTGTTGGTTGTTTTCTGATAAACAACTGCACATGGGTTTGATGCAAAGCCGTGTCTTACTCTGTTCATAACTACTCGACCGACTGCTGCCTTACCCCTTTCACTCTCTCCTCTTGCTTCATAGAAGATATTTGTTGCCATACATTTGATTTGTTTAATATCAATAGCATATGCAGGAAGTTTTCTATTTTGTAACTCTTGTGCTGTTGCTGTGGTTATGTTAAGATAGCCCATTGGGGCTAATCCCAAACAGACAAATAATAACAATCTAAAATTACCAAGTATGGTTTTACATATTGTTGGTAGGTGTTTCATAATTTTCCTTTCTGCCATCTAGTGCATTATAACACTATTTGACTTTAAAGACAACTTTTAAACTGAATTTTTTAATTATCCAAGTATTTGATCCCAACAATCACAATTACATGCAATGACTTGGTCAACTGCTTGTTTTGGTGTTATGACTGCGGGTAAAGTTGTTGGAGATATATTGAATATATCAAGATTTGCGGGGATAAGTTTAGTTTCGGGAGAACCCCCGAAGCTACCAGGCGTGTTTGAGGCTCCGGTAATTTTTGTTAATCCATTTAATGGACCGGACGCTGGTGTGCTTATTCCAATTGGGATGTTGGGCGTGTCAGGTATGTCATTATCTAGTACACCTCCAGTTAATCCCAGCCTTTTTGCGTTGCGAATTTCTCGCATTAACGCTATTATATTATTTCCTCCTTTAGTTGATAAATCACAAATAGCTTCTAAGACCGGTGCTGACTGGTACGGATCTGTATCTACTGCGATTCCTGAGATGCTTTCAACAAACGACATTATTTCAGTCAATCCTGTTGTTGCACCTGTTGTAAGAGCGGATGCTCTCCCTGTTACTTCACTAGCCAGCTGTGATCCCATAGCTGACCATAAAGTATTTAAATTTGTAGCATTTGCTACATTAGAATTGTAAATGTTGGTAATTTCTGTATTGGCACTAGTTATAAGTGTGGCTAGGGCATCATCATACGTAGTTGCCGGCGACACCGGCGCTGATGATAATAACGATTTCATATTGTTGTAGATAGTTCCCAATGCACCTGACTGTAATGATTTAATCAAATCACTTATCTGTTTCATATTAGTATAAGGTAATCCACTCATTGCACCAAAAAAATCTACTGTTCTATACGTACCATTAATACCACTACCCTTTGCAATAGAATTCAATGCACTTGTCATTGCCGCACTATCTGAAGGGGTTCCTCCAGTACCATTAACTTGTGTTAAACTAGTAGTAGCTAATTCTAAATTTCTGACAACTTGAGAAAATTTCTCAATGTTCATGTTTTTTATATTTTTAATCTGCATCATTGCAACACTAAATGCATCACAGGGTATTGCGATTTGATCGGGTATCATTCCAATCAAACGTTTACCATAATTCATTTTTTTCAACGTGTCATTTATTCCTTTATTTGAATATAATAAATGAAATATTTTGCTGTTTGTTGGGCTACCGGTAGTATTATACTGCGGAACTGTTAAACTTATATAACTATTAGGAAATAATTTAAGTGGGTTTAACAAATCTGCTAATGACATAATATTCTTAGTCTGTACATTTAAAGGAATCAACACATCTTTTAAATCTGCATCAGTGATTTGAGTAAATGCTGTATAGATTTTTGATTCTTCACTTGTTGTAGGGGTGTATGTGCCTGTTAATATTTGAAGGATGACACTGACTTCTATCCCAGCACTAACCAATTCTTCATTTACTCTTTTTGTCAATCCATTGCTATTACGCATAGATAATAACAGAGTTGAGGGTGTACCAAACTTATCTATTTTTGCTAAGTTGATGCATCTACCCGTGGCAATTAAATCTTGCCCCCAGTATACAGTAGCTAAATTTACATTTGTAATATCTGCTGAAATTAAATCATCCATATTACTATATACTCCGTCTAGGAAGCTTTTCCCATTGACTAAAGTATTAATCTGCTTATTGAGCATGGCTTTGTAACCATTACACATATTAAATGATGATACGAAATCACTATACGTACCGTTATTGAATTTGAACTGATTGTTTGCTTGCAGTGCAAGCAGACGTAAGAAACCAAAACTTGTAGTCTCTCCTGTGTATGTAGCAAAATGTGAACTTGGTTTACTATTACTTAACGCAGGAATAGATGAACCCATTGCAAGTAAGTTATTGTATGTTGTTTGTGTTACAGTAGTACCGATTTTAGGAAAGGCTAATCTAATTACATCACTTACTGTACCTAATACAGTTTCATTCGCAATACTACCTTTAGAGTAGTTGCTAACGGATGTACTGGTACCAGCAAAAGCACTGACGCTATCACTAATTTTAAATCCATTATTTTGCAATAAAGCACAAGTGACATTAACTGCTAGGGGACTTTGTTTACCTTGACTACTCATGGGACAAATATATCAGGGCTACCTTGCACAATACTGTGCCCACAACTATTGCCTGATCCTACTCTGAGTACAGGTGATCCCTCTGCAAATACAGTAGGAGAACCATCTGTTGTTGTGGCAGCATCATGCGGAGGATGCGGAGTTCCCCATGGTGCATGTGGAGTAATCTGACTAACGTGCAAACCAACAGGTATACCGTTGGCAAACACAGTGCCTGCTCCCCTCATTATTGCACCACCTGGTTGATCCGTATCACCCTTACGACTTAATGCTGGCATTACTATCCTAAAATAATTTTCTTTTCGGGTACTTTAATACCCGTTGTTGCTTCTAAATACTTGTCTGAAATACTTTCTTCGGTATAAGCATAAAGAGCAATACTACTAGTATTTATTCTTATTTCTTTGTCAATATCTGCCGTGAACATACTTGGAATCATTTGCATTCCTTGTTGTCCGGGAGCAATACTAACTGGATTCGTTACTACAACACATCCCTGACCAAGATGTACTCCTGTTACTTTAGCAATTAATTCTTCACCTGAATTCAATTTAATTGTATATGTTTTCCCAACTTCCATTATACGCTTTCTGTTAATTTTGTTCTGAGTTCATTGAACCCACCCACATATACATCATCTAAGAAAATCTGTGGTACTGTACGAGCAGTTGGAACTGCTTCTAATAATTCTTCACGTGTATACCCATCACCAATTTTACGTTCTTCGTAAGATATACCTTTACTCTCTAACAATGCTTTTGCTTGGTCACAAAATGTACATTGGTACTTACTCCATACGATAGCTTTCATACTCTTTTCCTTATTTCTTTTCTGGTAATTTAATAACACATGGACTGTCAATCTTAACAGACATTTCGTGTACACGCTTTGACCATGACAATAGTTTATCACTTAACCAGTCTAAAAATCTAACTCTCAAACATCTTTGTTTTTGTTCAATCTGTTGAAACTTTTGCATAACATTACTAATGTTACGATAGTCTTCGGAGTTTCGTACTACCTCTCTAGCTTTAGAGTCTGAGATTGGCTCTGCAAAGTCTTTAGCTTTTTTATAATCTTTAATCCAAACTTGTTCTTTCATTTTATAACCTTATAATACTGGTAATTCGTCATACTCAACTACATCTGACATAACGCCAATAACATAGTTAGTTGATTCTGTTTCTTGTAAAGCACTTTGCTTTTTGTTGATGTTCACGTGCTTATTGAACCACGGAATAGGACTATGCTTTGGGTGATTCTCATTATATTTAATGCCAATATCTTTCAGACGATTAAAAGCTGTATAATCTACAAAGTCCGATAATATTTCAGCATTCAATCCAATTACAACTCCCTTACTGAATAGATATGTTGCCCATTCTTTTTCTTCACGTATAACATCCATCTACAATTCATATACTTCACGTTCACATTGTTGTTTTG